AATCACGTCGTTATCGCCACATACGGTGTCGCGGCTGTCGGTATTAATATACCGCGTATTTTTAATCTTGTTCTCATTGAGCCTGGCAAAAGTTTTGTCCGGGTAATTCAATCTATAGGTAGAGGCGTAAGAAAGGCAAAAGACAAAGACTTTGTACAAATTTGGGATATCACTTCAACGTGCAAATTTGCAAAGAGACATTTAACACAACGCAAAAAGTTCTATAAAGAAGCACAATATCCTTTCACTATAGAAAAAGTAGATTGGAACTAACAATGAAAATATTAACGCTAGACAATAAACCGTTTTCTTTAACGAATATGCCTGACGAACTTGAAGACGAAGTTCAATTTGCCGTTCTTGATAACTCAGATGCAAAAGAACCAGATTTCTTTTTTATACCTTTAATTTTCTTAGAAAGTTTTAGCGCACCAGCAATGGTTTTAGAAATAAATGGTAAAGAAATAATGATGCCTATAGATTGGCACCTCGCAGTAGGTGACAGTCATAGTGGCAATGACTTAGAAGTTTTACCATTAACTAGTATTAACGATAGGGGATTCGAAGCATTTCTTTTCAATCCATTAAGCAGTTATAAGTTTGACTTTGGCGATATTAAAGTAACAAATTTTTACAATGATGTAAAATGGTATTTTCCAAAAACAAAAAACGGCCAACTATTGGCAATACCAATTGAAGATTGCGATAAACCATTATGTGCGTACTTTATTAAAGATATCAGTAGACAGAGCGAAGTAATAGATTATACAAATTTACTATGACGGATTTTATACACACTCAATATATAGATAAAACAGTATGTGACGAGCTAATAGAGTATTTTGAAAATAATACAAAAAAGTTCGAAGGATTATCAGCATACGGAGTAGATAAGGACATAAAAGATAGTATTGATTGTTATCTGGAAGATGAGTCTCTAACTAACAAATATGTTCAGCAACTAAGAAAGGTTGCTAACTCTTATGTTGAAAAATATCCATTTGCAGATCATTATGCTCAATGGGGAATTATTGATAGTATAAACATTCAAAAGTACGACCCAGGTGGGGGATTCAAAGTATGGCATACCGAAAGATCTGGTCCAGAAGGATTACAAGCCTCTAGGCATTTGGTCTTTATGACTTATCTAAATGACGTTGATGACGGCGGAGAAACAGAGTTCTTCCATCAACAACGTTCAATTAGCCCACAAAAAGGTCTAACAGTAATATGGCCGGCAGACTGGACTCATACACATAGAGGGGTGCCTTCGCCGACAGAAACAAAATATATTATTACCGGCTGGTTTAATTTTTAGGATTGGAGATAGAAATGAAAGCAGGAAAGATTTGGGGTCAAACAGAATTGATTCACGCTAACGGTGTATTAGAATTTCATCGTATTGAGTTTAACGCAGGTTACAAGTGTTCAGAACACGAACACAGATTTAAATGGAACGGATTCTTTGTTGAGTCGGGCAAGATGATTGTTCGAGTTTGGCAAGATGATCAAGGACTAGTTGATGAAACTATTCTTGAAGCAGGTGACTTTACTCAAGTCAAGCCTGGCAAAATTCACCAGTTTGAAGGTTTAGAAGACGGAGTCGCTTTTGAACTATACTGGGCAGAATTTAATCACGATGACATTGTTCGTCGTACAGTAGGCTCCGCAACAAAAGGAAAGAAGTAAAAAATGTTTACAAAACTATTAGACGGTGTAGACAAGACTCTAGTTAGAAATCTTGTAATTTTACACACACTAGTAATTGCAGTAAGTAATTATTTGGTTACAATTAGATTTGATTTATTCCCAGGGGCAGACTTGCCTTTGTTTGGATCATTTCCTTTAGCGGCAGCAGCGTTTACGTTTCCAATCGTTGTTGTAGCAACTGACCTAACAGTGCGTATGGTTGGTAAAGAAGCAGGTCGTGCAGTAGTAGCAATGGCTATTATTCCTGCTATCATTGCTTCAGTGCTTGTATTACTAGCACTAGGTGATGAACACGCATATAGAGTTGGTTTTGCATCAGGTATTGCGTATGCTATCGGTACAATGCTTGATGTGTATGTATTCCAACATATTAGAGAGAAATGGAGTGAAGCGTGGTGGGCAGCCCCAGCAATTTCAACGATTGCGGCAAACATCATTGACACATATTCATTCTTTTATGTGGCATTTGCAGGTTCTACAGATGCAGAAGGTAACTTAACTTGGATTGGTGAAAACTGGCACGTTGTTGCACAGAATAATACATTGACTAAGATTGTAGTTGGCTTAATTGTATTCCTACCTGCATACGGAGTCCTATTAGGATACCTAAAGAAAAAATTAGGTAAAATATAATGGGAGAGCTTCTTCCTGGAGAAGCACTGATATACGAGCGTAGCAACGGTGTTGTGTACGCTCGTTATCAGAACAAGCCTGAGATTCCCCGCTGGGTTATAGGAGGGGATCCGGGTGCTGTAGCACGGGCACAAGGAAAGTTGTTGGACTACAGTGAATGGTTAAACTTATGCGAACTTGCAGAAACAAATATAACATTGAAAAAATTAATGGACAAACTTGTTACTACATACTATGTAATTAAGGAAGAAAAATGAAATATGAAGATTGGGACATTGGGGGAGAAGTTGTTAAAGAAGACGAAAGATATATCGTAAAAGATAACACATTATTAAACAATTTAGTAGTAAGCAGTACAATGTTATCAGCTAATAAGAGTACAACAGGACATCGACACGCCGGACAAGAAGAAGTTTATATTTTTGTTAGCGGCAGTGGACAAATGGAACTTGATCATAAAATAATTGATGTAACAGCAGGCGATACAGTACTAATAGAAGACGGAGTGTTTCACAAAGTACACAACACAACTGACTTTGGATTAAAATTTATTTGTGTATTTGACGGAGGGAGAAACCATTGAGAATTATAGCAGGACCGTGTCAGCACGAGTCATTAGAAAAAAGTTTAGAAATTGCACGTGAATGTAAACGTGTATGCGACAAATATGGCATCGATTATTATTTTAAAGCAAGTTTTGACAAAGCAAATCGTACAAGTGTAAACGGCAAGCGTGGCGTAGGATTACACTCATTTGTAAAAGATATCCTAGAACTAAAAGAACAACTAGGTGTAAAAACACTTACAGACGTACACGAAGTAGATCAAATACAATATCTAACTTACGTAGTCGATGTATTACAGATTCCTGCATTCTTATGCAGACAAACAGATTTAATACAAGCAGCTTGTGCAACAGACTGCATTGTAAATATTAAAAAAGGACAGTTCTTAGCACCGTGGGATATGACAGGAGTGCTAAGTAAGTGTAAAGATGCAAAAGAAGTTTGGATAACAGAACGAGGAACTAGCTTTGGTTACAACACTCTTGTCGTTGACTATACTGGTCTTATGTATATGCTCGACAATTATGAACATCCTATTGTTTTTGATTGTACACACTCTGCCCAAAAACCCGGCGGACAAGGTACTAGTTCAGGTGGTAATAGGGATTACGTGCCTGGGTTGGCTCGTAGTGGGTCTGCTCTTGGGATCCGGAACTTTTTCTTGGAAGTCCATCCTGACCCTGATGTAGCACCAAGTGATGGTCCAAATATGCTACGCTTAGAAAATTTTGAGGAGGTAGTACGTGATATCATCAGCTATTCTTATACCCGCAAGGTATAACAGCACACGCTTTCCAGGTAAACCTTTGGCACTGTTAGATGGTGTGCCAATGATTAAACGAGTGTATGATGCTTGTATAGCATCTAATCTACCAACATATGTGCTTACTGATAATCAAGACATATACAATGTAATTGGTACAAATTGTCTATTAGATCATCGCGATTACAAAAACGGAACTGAAAGATGTGCAGGCGCTGTTGCTAAGTTTGATATATTAGATCAATACAAAAACTTTATAAACGTACAAGGCGATATGCCTGATGTAACATTGCAAATGATAGAACGATGTATTGAATGGTTACAGTATTATCCTATTAGTACAGTGTTTACAGAAATGCCTAAAGAAATGCAAGACAATCCTGACTCAGTTAAAATGGTTAGAGCGGGTGATCAGGCTCTATGGTTTGGTAGAGGTATGACTGGGTATGGCGAATGGCACTTAGGTATATACGGCTATAAAAGAAATGCATTAGAATTATACAATGGTTTAGAAATTACTATTGAAGAACAAACGGAAAAATTAGAACAACTAAGATGGTTAAAAAGTGGTTGGAATTTGGGCTGTTCGAGTGTATACTTTAAAGGTACTGAGATAAATTCACCAGAGGATGTAGAAGAATGGCACAGCAAGCGTTTCCAGTAAAAGATGTATTAGCGTGTATAGATAGCAATGCAAAGTCTGTATGGAATGAACTCACAGACGAACAAAAAAAGTGTGTTAACTTTTGGTTACTTAATAGATATGCTAGTTCGGTATCTGGTACACGTGAAGCACAAGAACTTGCTGTTGTAATGACTAATCAAATCTATAATAAAAACTGGAACGAATTAGGCACAAGACATCCTAAATTACAATGGCAACTACTTTGTTCACTACACAATGCAAACAGTGATATTAGACGACACAACTGGATTGGCTTTAAGAAGAAGACAGGAAATAACAACGGTGTTAAGCTATTACAACAGATCTATCCTAATATGAAACAAGACGAGGTAGAATTACTTGCTAGAATATCTACAAAAAAAGAACTCAAACAATTGGCTGAGGAGCATAGTATTGACATCAAACTCTAAGCCATACGTATGCGAATATTGCAACACAGGGTATACAAGAGAAAAAACTCTTGCTGCTCATATGTGCGAGAAAAAACGTAGAGCTTTACAAAAAGATGAAAAGCGGGTACGACACGGATTTTATGCATTTCAAAGGTTTTATAAACTAAGTGCAGGATCTAAAAAGGAGAAATCGTATGAGGATTTCTGTGCTAGTCCCTACTATAATGCTTTTGTTAAGTTTGGCAGTTTTCTCAATAATGTCAAACCTCTCTACCCTGAACGATATATTGATTACGTTGTTACAAGCGGCGTTAAATTAGATCATTGGTGTAGAGACGAGATGTATGAAAAATATGTTCTTGAATTTATTTTGAAAGAAGATGTTACAACAGCACTTGAACGCAGTGTTGAAACAATGTTAGAATGGGCGGCAGAAAACGAACCAGCACCTTGGACGCATTACTTTCAGCACGTTAGTTTGAATAGAGCTGTATGGCACATTAAGGACGGAAAGATATCACCTTGGCTATTGCTTAATTGTAAAAGCGGAAAACAAATGTTAGGAAACTTCAACGACGAACAACTAGAAATGGTATATCACGTTATTAATCCGCAACATTGGGCAATGCGTTTTAATCGTCTCCCTAACGATGTACAGCTAGTTAAAGATGTAGCAAAGGAAAGTAATTTATGAAATTAATACATTATCCAAATAAAATTTTAGAAACAAAGTGTAAAGATGTAAACCTTGAAGACCCGGGTTTTAATCCAAAAGAGCTTAAAAAAGAAATGGTTGATTTTATGCTTACTAACGGCGGTATTGGATTAAGTGCTAATCAAGTAGGTCTTGATATAAAGGTATTTGTTATGGGCGATAGTGTTAAGAACAGTACAATGTGTATTAATCCTACAGTTTTACAACACACAGAAGAAACTGTGTTAGATGTTGAAGGCTGCTTGAGTTTTCCAAATACATTTGTCAAAGTTAAACGTCCTAAAGAAATACTTGCACAGTACTGGGACGAAAATCTAAAAGAATGTGTAGTAAAGATTGAAGGCTATAGCGCCAAGTGTTACTTGCACGAACTTGATCATCTATTAGGTATTACTATGAAAGACCGTGTTAGTAAAATGAAATGGGATATGGCACAGAAGAAAGCACGTAAATTGGAGAAACAGTTTGCCTGATATTGATATTGACTTTGCAGATAGAGGTATTATTTTAAGTAAAATACAACATCGTATTGCAAAACTAGACACTGATAAAAAACATAACACAGGCGTATATGTAACTGAATGTCCACATAATCCTGTGGACAACTTGTCTACTATTGATTATAAAACAGCAGAAGACAGGGGCTACTTTAAACTAGACTTCCTTAATGTAAGCATATACAAAGATGTTAAGGACGAAACACATCTAACAAAATTAATGGAAAGGGAACCACTATGGGAACTATTGGAGCACGAAGACTTCAGCGAAAAAGTCTTTCATCTAAACGGGCACAGCAATCTATTGAAACTATTGAAGCCCAACTCGGTCGAACAATTAGCAGCGACACTAGCTATAATACGTCCAGCAAAGAGGCATCTCGCGGACAAAGATTGGCAAACGATAATGAAAGAAGTTTGGACAAAGCCAACAAACGGTGATTACTATTTTAAGAAAGCACACGCTGTAAGTTATGCAATGGTGTGCGTAGTGCATATGAATTTATTAGTTGAAGAATTTAACGCTTCGACTTCTTAACTAATTGTACGTTTTTACGTTTTACTCTTTTAACTGAAAGATTATTAATATTAGTGCAAGGTCCGATTGTAACCTTGACATCTTTTGAATTCATAGTAACTAAACTATATTTGAAATATTCCATTTCTTTCATTAGAAATATATTAATGGGGATTAACCGATTAGACTCCCACCACCAAACTTCTCCTAAATCAAGAAACGCTTTCTTTTCCTCTGTTGATTTTAAATTAGTGTACACATACATTGATGTAACCCATTGATCCTGATTCGCGATGATGCCGACATACTCTTGGCCGCCGTAAACTACAACGCTGATAAAGGGGAAATTTTCTTCTATATCTTTTGTTAACATTCTTATCCGATAAATACAATATGCAACTTATACCCAGATATTTAGTCAAAAACAAAACTACGGTTATTGCTAATGAAGCAGGGTTTCTTACGGAGTATAGAGCAGTGTACACACGACAACTAAAAGTATTTACAGGTATTGATAACGTACTGGACTTTAAACTGGTTAATGCAGATCAAAAACCTATTGATCTAGCAGGATACTCCAGTATTAAATTTCAAGCGTTTGATGAAAACAAAAATTTAATTATAGAACACGATGGTGTAAATGTTAATCAATCAAAAGGATTGTTTAAAGTTACAATCGGTGAAAATGATCTATTAAATGTCAAGAGTCAGTATTTAAGTTATAGTATCTATCTTGTAGATGCTAACAGTAATAATGTAATTACATATACCGATGCACACTTTGGAGGTTGTGGTACAATATATATAGACACTTGTCAATATCCTGGTCCTAGAGATACTTATAGTGTATCTACATTTACTGAAGTAACAGAAGACACCCCGTATTGGACATCTGAAACACTAGATGCAGAACCGGGTATTAACGGCAACGAAGCATTACACACTGCTGTATATTATACAGATAATTACATAGGCGATATTATAGTACAGGCAACGCTCGATAATGACGTAATTGACGGCACAACTTGGGCTGATGTAACATCGCTAACACTCAATGGTGCAGAAACAGAGCCAGTAGTTGTAAACTTTAATGGAGTGTTTAGTCATTTAAGATTTAAAGCCACAGCAAATCCTGCAAATAAAATAAGTAAAATATTAGTCAGAAACTAGTTGACAACGCAACAATATTACTATATAATAGTAATATGAAAAATAAAATAATACTGACTATAGTCGTAACTTTTGTTGCGGCTTTTTTTACGACTACTATAAAATCTGAACCGTTAGAAGTTTGGATTTATGCAGAAAGAACACCATCTTATCTAGCACCGGTTACTTATTCATACGAGATTGTAGAATCTGAAGATATTAAAGATGTAGCAAATTTAGATATTGTAACTAGCGGTCCAAAAGGACAAGTAAGCTCATTATATATTAGAGGTGCTGACAGTGATCAAAATTTAATAACACTCAACGGCATACCTATCAAAGATCATTCTAGTCCAACAGGAACAGATGATATTGGACAGCATAATTTTACAGGAATAAGTTCTGTAGAAATTATAAAAGGTCCTATGAGCAGTGTATACGGGGCAAATGCTTCTGGAGGTGTTATAAACTTAATATCAGATGTATCATATAATTCTTATGCTACATTAAGTGTAGGTTCAAATAATTCAAGTACAAAGAAAGTACAAGTGTCTGATATCAGCAACAGGCTTGCATATACTATAAGTGCAGAGCAGCAATCAACAGATGGCATAAGTGTATATCCTGGAGGCAGTGAAACTGATCCATATGACAGTACAAACTATAATTTAAATTTTATGTACTACGGTGATATTGCAAACTATAGATTGAATTTTATTAACGAATTAAATAATTCTAATCTAGACGGAATGACTGATACAGAAGACTATACTGGTAAATGGCATTGGACTAACTTGCAATTTGATGCGAACACAAATAATAGTAGGTTTGCTTTTAATAATTCTAATCACAATAGAACATACACAAAAGACGGATTGCTTGAAGGAAATTACAAAAGTAATACTAATACTTTTCTTGCTTCGCATATATTAAATTTTAACAAAGCTGATGTTACAATAGGAGCAGAACACGAAAATGTTGATGCAAACTTCTTAACTAATATTAGAGGAGCGTTTCCGTATACTAGCAGTGTTGATAAAACTAGAAACACAAATGGAATTTTCGTTAATACAAATATACTAACTGAAGATAATTTTATAATATCAACAGGTCTAAGATATGATAGCATAGACGAGTTTGGTAATAAAGTTACCGGTAGATACGGCTTGCATAAAAACGGTTATAGAGGAAGTGTATCTCTCGGTTACCGTATACCTACATTATATGAGATGTATGGTCAAGACAACTATGGATTCAATGGTAATCCAAATCTTAAAGAAGAAGACACTATAGGATTAGAACTAGGTTACAATAATGATATATTTGATACAGCAGTATTTGTAACCCAAGAATCTAATGCAATTATATATGACGGAACATACGTTAACGACGCAGATAAATCTTACACTAAAGGTATAGAAACATCAATTAACCATAGTATAGATGATTATTTTATTACAGGCAATGTTGCATTTACTGATGCACGTAAGTCAAACGGCGAACAGAAACTACGCCGCCCTAAACTTACAAGCAATGTAAAAGTAGCTAGAATTATAAACGGCATAGAATACAGCACAAAGGCAAACTATTACGGCAAACACAAAGATATTGACAGCAAAACATTTGCTACAATTGACAAAAGTTCAGTTATAACTTATGATGCTGAATTAAAGCATTTAAAAGATAATGTAGAAATATTTGCTGGCATATATAATATAAGTAATAAGGAATACGAAAGACCCGACGGTTACAGTCAATTAGGACGTAATTGGAAAGCAGGGTTCAAAGTATACTTTTAATATGAAACACTTAATAAAACATCCAATGTTTTGGCCCGGACTACTAGTAGCATCTCCTGTTCTTTACTATATCATATATAGATTAGGTTTAGAACTTTGGTGCATAGCATACGGATTAATCTACTAAAAAACGCTTGACATTACACTTATATGATTGTATAATCATAATATGAGTGTAGTAAACGATATAGTTCTGACATACTTGCCGGCCAAGCGTAAGCAAACGCCAAGTGGCTGGCTATCATTTAATGCTCCGTGTTGCCATCATAATGGTCACAGTGCAGACACTCGCGGCCGCGGTGGCTTAATAAGCAACCCGGATGGAGGCGTTAGTTATCACTGTTTTAACTGCGGCTTCAAGGCATCCTGGCAACCGGGCAGAAACTTCTCTCATAAGTTGCGTAAACTACTCCAGTGGACAGGAGCACCTGATGATGTAATCAACAAGGTGGCACTAGAGGTTATGAGAGAGAATGAAGGCGTTGAAGCACAATCGCGCATTGCAACGCTGCCAACGTTTAATACTGTCCCGTTGCCAGACGATGCTGTTAGACTAGCAGATCATCAGTGGGCCGAAGTAGGCACTATACCAGAGCGTATGGTGAATGTGTTTGCCTATATGCTAGAGCGTGACCTACGCATAGATGACATTGACTATCACTGGAGCCCAAGCCTAGGATACCGTGATAGATTGATTATACCCTTTTACTATGAAGGCAGGGTGGTAGGTTGGACTGCTAGGGCTATTACACCAGATAAGAAACCCAAGTACCTTACAGAAATGCAACCTGGATACGTATTCAACTTAGATGAACAACGTCACACCAAAGTGTTTGCTATTGTGTGTGAGGGTCAGCTCGATGCATTACACGTAGAAGGTTGTGCATTGGGAGGGTCAGAAATTTCTGACCAACAAGCAATGTTGTTAAATAAATTACAGAAACAAATTATTGTTGTGCCTGACAGAGATAGTGCAGGCAGTAAACTTGTTGAACGTGCTATCGAATTAGGGTATAGTGTTAGTATGCCTGATTGGACAGAAGACATAAACGATATAGGTGATGCAGTACAAAAATATGGTAGGCTATATACATTACATAGTATTGCTGTTAGTGCAGAAGAATCACCGTTAAAGATAAGACTGAGAGCAAAAAAATGGTTTGGTTAAAAAAGAAATTGAAAGAGCTTTGGTGGAAATTAACAAGTCCACCTAAGCCACGCATCGAAAGGTAGTAATGATTAAAAAAATATTAGACTGGCTAACGTGGCCTTTACGCACACTAAAAAATAGACAAGAGCAACGCAAACTAGAAAAGCGTCTAGAAGAACTAAAAAAACGGGATCCTTTTATTTACAAATGATTACTTGGGGAATATCGGCAAATAGTCACGATGCAGCTTTAGCTGTGTTCAACAACGACGGATTGGAATTTGCAAGCCACAGCGAACGCTTCAGTGGTATAAAGAACGATCCAGACTTAAATACAGAGCTAATTGAATACGCAAAGCAATGGGGAGAACCGGATGAAGTGGTTTGGTACGAACGACCTTTTAGAAAAACTCTTAGACAGCTTAGAGCAGGACAAGGCTGGAGACTCAGAGAAAACAACATTCGCAGTTATCTTAGGCACTATGGTATTAGTTGCCCTATTCGTTATAGTAGTCATCATCTAAGTCACGCCGCTGCCGGATATTATACTAGTCCCTTTACTGATGCTACAGTAGTATGTATTGATAGCATTGGAGAATTTGAAACTCTCACGGTGTGGGAAGGCAAGGGTAACAAACTTAAAAAGAAACGTAGTCAGGGCTATCCACATAGTGTTGGCTTATGGTATAGTGCTATGACACAACGTATTGGGTTGAAACCTAACGAGGACGAATACATTCTAATGGGTATGGCAGCATATGGCAAGGCCAATCGGTTCTATCAAGACATCCTAGACGAGTTTATTGAGTACGTAGGAGAGGGTAAGGTGAAATTTTCTCATAACCTTCACCGAGGGTGCCGGTGGTGGAAGACAGGATTAACATCTGAACAAGATATGTATGATATCGCCGCAGCCACCCAGAAGGTCTATGAGATGATTCTTGACAAGACCCTATACTATTGGAGTAAGACCCTTTCTAGTCGCAACTTAGTTCTTATGGGAGGGTGTGCATTAAATTGTAGTGCTAATGGCATAGCATATAAACATTTTGATAATGTATGGATTATGCCTAACCCGGGAGATGCAGGGTCAGCTATTGGTGCAGTGTTAGCTCATAAAAAGCAACATATGGAAATAGATCACGTATACACAGGTTATAATATTGAAGGAGACTATCCAGTTGAAGAAGCAGTCAGCGAACTTAAGAAAACGGGAATCGTGGGTGTTGCGAATGGCCGGGCGGAGTTTGGCCCTAGGGCTCTTGGCAATCGTAGTTTACTTGCTGATCCACGAGGTGAAGATATTAAACGCAGAGTCAACGACATTAAAAAGCGACAACAGTTCCGTCCTTTCGCCCCCGTCGTGCTCGCAGAACACTACCACGAAAATTTCGAAGGACCTGCCAATAGTTATATGCAGTTTACCGCCCGTTGCAAAAATAGAGACTTGTATCCTGCCATCACCCACGTGGATGGCACAAGCAGAGTCCAAGTGGTTGGACCAGATGGTAGCGGAATACGAACTTTGCTAGAACGCTGGTATGAAGAAACAGGATGTCCGATGTTATTAAATACTTCACTCAATATCAAGGGTAAACCGATGGTAAATGACTTGACAGACGCTAAAGAATTTGCTATAATGTATAAAACAAAGGTGGTATCATAATGATGAATGTTGCGCAAATATTTCCAAGATTAGTTGGAATTGTTTACTTTGAAGAAGATATGTCTGAAATTAATAAACTGTTAGAAGCTGTTCCTAACAGAGGACCTATTTCTGAAGACTATGACAAGGACTGGGGTACGTGGAGCGAAGACACATATGTACTTAATCAGCCACAGTTTAAAGATTTTAAAAACTTATTAACAAAAAAATCAAATGAATTTTTTGAAGATGTATTGTGTCATCAACCTAGTGATTTACAAATGACACAAAGTTGGGTTAATGTAAAATCTCCGGGACAACATCATTGGCCACATAAACATCCTAACAGTATTATTAGCGGAACTTATTATTGGCAAGATGATATCGTGCCATTAGTATTTACAGATGATCGTGAGAGTAATTTTCATATTGAGCACGATGCTGAAAAATTAGCACAGTTTGATATTGCACAAAAAGTAATGAATTGCTATGTACAAAAAAATACACTTGTGTTATTTGAGTCTAATATTATGCACGGCGTTGGACCTAATCATTCAGACAAAGATAGATATAGTTTAGCATTTAATATGTTTCCAAGTAAATTAGGAAATAAAGAAGTACTATCAGAATTAAATTTAAAAAACTTTGAATAGGTAATTATTACTAGATGACAAGACAAAACACAGATTATGGATATGATATACAAAAGGTATATCTAGAAATGTTTATGACAGACGCAGAGTCGTTTGTTAGATGCCAAGGTGTGTTTGATCCTAAAACATTTGATAGACGTTTGCAAGAATCTGCAAAGTTTTTAAAAGATTATGTAGAAGAACATAATGCATTGCCTACGTTTGATATGATCAATGCAGCAACAGATAGTAATCTAAAAGATCCAGGACAGTTACAAGAAAATCATTATGACTGGCTTCTACAGGAGTTTGAAACGTTCAGTAGACACAAAGCACTAGAGGCGGCTATCCTTAAGAGTGCAGACTTGCTTGAGAATGGTGAGTATGGTCCGGTCGAGGACCTTGTTAAGAAAGCAGTACAGATTGGCTTGCAAAAAGATCTAGGCACAGACTACTTTGCTGATCCAAGAGCAAGACTAGAAGCAATCAAAGATAAGAACGGACAAGTAAGCACAGGCTGGCCCAGCTTAGATAAGAAACTGTTCGGCGGATTCAACAGAGGCGAGCTTAATATCTTTGCTGGTGGTTCAGGGTCTGGTAAGAGTTTGTTTATGGCAAATATGGGTGTGAACTGGTGCCTAGCAGGTATGAATGTACTGTATCTAACATTTGAGCTTTCAGAGAATCTAGTTAGTATGCGTCTTGATGCAATGACATCAGAGATTCCGAGCAGAGACATCTTCAAAAGCATCGACGATGTTGAGATGAAGGTTAAGATGATTGGCAAGAAGGCCGGTGCATTCCAGGTCAAATATATGCCTACAGGTAAGAATGCAAATGATATTCGAGCATACTTAAAAGAGTATGAGATTAAAACAGGTAAAAAAGTAGATGTACTATTGATTGATTACTTGGATCTTATGAGTCCGATTGGTACTAAGATTAGTGCAGAGAACTTATTTGTTAAGGACAAATATGTATCTGAAGAATTACGTAACTTGGCAATGGAACTAAACTGTATATTTGTTACAGCATCTCAGTTGAATCGTAGCTCAGTTGAAGAGATTGAGTTTGATCACTCGCACATCTCGGGTGGTATTTCAAAGATTAATACTGCTGACAACTTGATTGGTATCTTTACAAGTAGAGCAATGCGTGAGCGTGGACGCTATCAGATACAGTTGATGAAAACACGTTCGAGTAGTGGTGTAGGTATGAAAGTTGATCTAGGCTTTGATGTAGACACACTACGCATCTTCGATCTCGGTGAAGATGATAACGACAGCTACGCAAATGCATCTCAGAACAACAGTAACAGTAGTAGTATATTAGATAATATCAAGCGAGGAACAGCTACAACAGAACCACGCGAAGATCCTAGCGAAGGTGTAACTGCCGGGAAGATACGTGCTCAAACAGATTCAACAAAACTTCGTGACTTCCTTAATAACCTAGGTGACGAATAAATACACAATAAAGGAATTATTGTTGTGAACCTATACGAACCGTTTAGACTATTCTCAGAAGACGAGTGCAAATCTATTATAGAGCTTGCAAAAAAGAGCTCTGAAAAAAATGCCAAAGCTGGAGGAGATTACAATCCAGGTGTTAGAAATAACACTGTATTTTGGGTTGACTTTGATAAGACTAGTTATCTACAACATCAAATGAGATATATTATAGAATATCCTGTTACGTGGATCGAAGAGCCTATTCAAGTTTCAAAATATGATACAGGGCAATATTACAGTTGGCACAAAGATCAGTTAGTAAACAAACGCACAAGTTCAAGACTACTAACTTTAACTTGCACACTACAAAATGCACCTGGAGGATTATTTGAAACTAGAGATCATAGTTTTGAGTTGCAAGCAGGCGAAGCAGTAATTATTCCTAGTGACGTAGACCATAGAGCACTTCCGCCTATAAGTGGAACACGCTGGGCTTTAACTGCCTGGGGTATGGGTGCTAATCCAAATTTAGACTAACAACATATTTTTTATCTTCTGCCTGCAAGTGTAGCATAGGCTTCCAATCTGTGGTTCCGTGTGCTTTCTTTTCATTTAGACTATATGCGAATTCTATTGCTCGTAGTTTTGCTTGAGTAAGATCTGAGCAGCGTTCTCTCTTTTTTACTTCAAGTGCAGTTACGTGTTCTTGAATTTTATTTTGCTTTTTACTAAACGCTTCGATTATATAGTAAGGATGGAATCGTCTGGGATCTGGCATAGGTTCTCCTTTCTATTATTTAGTGGCTAAATATATACAAAGGAATATTCTGATGCCAGTACCAGTACGAAGTATACGCTTACAAAAGCGATCAACAAAAAGTTTAAACACTCTAAGCGGTGCCTCGGGTGAAATTTTCTTTGACGAAGAAAATAGAACACTGCGTTTATATACAGCTAATCAATCAGGAGCAGAAGTTCTTGCTACACGAGATTGGGTGAATCAAAGCGTTCAAGGGTTTAGCGGCGATTATAACGATTTAATTAATACGCCCCCAAATGTTTCAGACATTAATCAATTAAGCGACATAGACAGTTTATTGTTTAGCGGCGACTATGAAGACTTAGCAAACAAACCAGACTTAGAAAGTCTAGTCCCAGACATCACTACAATTAACGCAATAGGTGATGTCAACATAAGTGGCACGCCGGAACAAGGACAACTGTTAGTATGGGACGGCAGTATTTGGGTCAATCAAACTGTTTCAGGCTTCCAAGATACAAACACTGAATATACACTAACTGGTGATTCGTTAGCAGGCGGCGCACAAGCAGTCCTAACAGATTCTGATACTAACCAACAAACACTACAGTTTTTAGCAGGCACTGGCATCAGCGTAACTCTTACTAGCACAAATGAAATAACAATAGCCAACACAGATACTAACCAACTCGCAGTGAATGACTTAACAGATGCTAGTATTACTAATATCCAAGACGGTCAGTCGCTTGTTTACAGTAGCGGGCAATGGATAAACGGTACTCCTAGTGGCGGTGTAGATCTAACATCATTCACAGTAACAGAAAATACAGCAGGTACCGCATCTCTTACTTATGATGACACAACAGGACAGTTTAGTTATACTCCCCCAGATTTATCGAGTGTAGCACAGTTAGATGCATTTAGTGTAACAACAGACGCTGCTCAGTCAGGAGGTTCACTTTCGTATGACGACAACGGTGGGTTTACATTTAGACCTGCGAACCTAAGTGGCCTAAGCACGTTAACCAGTTTTAGTGTATCTACAGATGCAGCCAGCGGTGGCGGATCACTGTCATACAATAATCAAAACGGCGTATTTACATTTGTTCCTGCAGACATTGGATCAGGTGGCGGTGGCGGAAGTGGCGCATATGAATTTGAACTAACCGACGATGGCGGGTCTAACAACGATTATCTATTTACTAATACAGCATACTTTCCAGGTGGTTCAGTAGCTGATCCTGATTTATATTTGCGTCGAGGTGAAACATACACCTTCTCAAACATATCAGGTGCCCACCCATTCCAGATTCAAAGCACTGCTGGTATTAGTGGTACAGCATACAACACAGGTGTAACCAATAACAATACTGTAGGCGATGTAGTATTTACAGTACCTATGGATGCTCCTAAAAGATTATACTATCAATGTACTGCACACGCTAATATGGGAGGTAATATTTTCATTAGTGATAGTACAGAAGTATCACTTGATACAACTCCTGTACTCGGAGGGAACTTAGATGCAAACTCAAACGATATTACAAACGTAGGCACCATTACAGCAACTACATATGTCAATGCAGGAGCAGGTGCTCCTAGTATTACAAGTGCAAGCACAATTACACTAACAGCACCTGACGGTGTTATTATAGAAAGCGTTAGTAGAATATCTGAACTTATGACCAATGACGGAACAGCAGTTTCAGGAACTAGAACGTTTGACACTAGTGTATCGCCTATAGAATATATTACAGGTGTAACTGCTAATATCACAGTTAACTTTACAAACGTACCAACTACAAATGATGTTTCGCATTCGTTCTCAGTAGTAATTGACCAAGGTGCTACAGCATTTATTATTAATGCTATTCAAATAGCAGGTGCAGCACAAACTATATTATGGGCAGACGGATCTGCTCCTAGCGGTACAAACAGCGGAACAGATGTCTTTACGTTTACACTATTAAGAAGATCTTCTGCTTGGACAGTATTAGGAAGTGCAACGAGTTATTCATAATGCCTAGATTAGCCACAGCAACAAGATACAATTACAACTACAGAGATGATATAACTCGAATCAGCGAGTTCCGTCAGATCGACGGAATACGTGCAGTACCGAGTGACGGAGGAGGACTAGACAGCGACTATTTGTTATTTGGTCCTAACAACCCGGGTATGGAATGGAATCTTGGCGCCGGCGATACTCCCCTGCAAGTTGAAATTTGGTTTAGACCAGATCCAGTGTGTTTTTCAAACGCTGAACATAGACATCTAGTTTATTCATATGGTGCTGTATCTACAAGTGCTCAAACAGATCATCGTGCAGTTGTACTAGTTGTAGGACAAAACAGCAGCGGAACTAACATAGCACAAGTTGGACGTAGAGACGGAACAGGCGGAGGTAACTGGAGTAGCAGTAACTTTAATGTAATCGTAACACCGGGTGGATGGCATTATTTTAAAGCTGTTTATACTATTGGCGGCAACTATACTGCTTGGTTATATGATTATACAGCAGCTACTTGGAGACTTAATGGTAGTAATACCACATACATTGTCGGAACATACCGGGGAATAAACATAGGCAATGTCGTGGGAACTTGGGGCAATGAAATGTTATTTTCAAACGGCGACAGCAAACCTTTTGTAGGTGGCATATCCTGTTTTAGGCTGGCTAATACTCGCGACGACGGAGTTAATCCGAATACATCAGGCATACCTGCTTATACTGCTACTGATATGGATATTCTTCAATCTGGCGTAACAACCGGATTTATAAGCGAGGCGATTTAGACAATGGAACGAGAATATACAGTAATTGCAAATACTAGAGAAGACTTGCCCGCACTTGAAGCAGAGATTACTGCTAGTAGCGGCGCAGGCCCTATTCCTAATCGTTCAGTAGATGTTGCTAACCCACGTCCTGGGTCACGTATTCAAACACACTTTATGCTCACAGATGAAGAAGCAGAAGAGTTACGCAACGACCCTAGAGTAAGGGCAGTAGAGATTCCACCGGAGCAACGTGATGATATTAGTATTGGTCTTAACACTATTCAACAGGGTGCATTTGATAGAGACGGTGTTTTAGATGCTACACACGTTAATTGGGGGCTTAGACGCTGTATATCAGTTGACACACCTTACAGCAACAGCGGCGACAGGGTAACTAGTATACAAGATGGTAACACAGGACAGAGCCCAGACTACGAATATGCTATTGATGGATCGGGGGTCGACGTAGTTATACAAGACTCAGGCATAGACCCCGAACACCCTGATTGGCTTTATCCCAAGAATTATGTTTTCTATACAGTCACCAGTTTTGGTGATGATTTTATAGATGGTACTCCACCGTCTACATATTTTGTTATGAAATCAGGTTATAGTCCACCTACAGTAGGTGGAGTTCTTGAAGTAAGCATATACTACAGTTTAGAATATAAAAATGCTAATACAGGTGAAGTTCTTGCAAAAGCAGATAGAAAGTTTGCAGGATACGGTGGTATAAACACTCCGCTTGCA